ATCGGGCATTCTCCACTAGCAGAAAATATCCTAGAAGAAGTGAACTTCTTCTGTAGTAGGATAGTGAGGAGTCTCCTAATATTACTTGACTTCACAGATAACTTTCTAAATAATAGATCTCTGTACCTAAGTTTACGAAACTACAGTCTTGAAGTCTGGAGATTGAGGACTGAATCTAGTGTAAACCCTGTCCTAATTTAGAGATTGTATAGTAATCTTATCCTATTTCTTGAAGTTGTTGAAGCGTTCTTTTCGAGTGACATCTTCAAATTTAGCTACTCTAAATTCCTCTTTAGTGAGTAGAAACTCCGCGGATACTGAATTCTTCCGAAGGAGTTTTCTAACTACTTCTGCGTGTTCCAAGTTGTCGCATATTAATGCCATCTTGCCCTAGATGGTTTGCTTTTCCAACTTATGTAGGTCCAATTTGACCAAATGAGAATTTCTGCAATTGTATGAAACGGGGATTCTCATCTAATCAGGAACAACTTCGTTCATTAAGTCTGGATCTACTTAAGACAATCTATCTAGAATGTCTTGTTCTGAGTAGGATTTTACCTCCTCTGCTGACTCTTTCTTTTCTTCAACAACACCAGAAGATTTCTTTCCTGATAGTACCAATCTAATTGCTGAATAAAATTTATCTATGCTCATACGAGCTAATTTCTCACCTTTTACAACAAACAAAATTGCATGAGCATGTAAAGAATTTTGAGGTAGGGTGAAAAAGGGCAAAGTCAATGCTTGAGTGTCGCCAAATTCTTCGAGTTCGAAGAACAGGTCTGGAATAATTGAATTTGACAGTCCGAGAAGGTTTTCTAGTTAGATAAATCGAGTACCTTCTGCTGCTTCAAAAGAAACCTTAATAGATTGAATGAGAGCTGATAGCTCTTCTCTGTTGATGGGTCTTTCTATATGGTTTTCTCTGGTGAATAAGGATGTTCTCAACAAGAGAGAATACATCCAACAAAATCCTGAAGTAGTTTGAGTATAGGTGTAATCACCTACTCTAACCGTCGCATCTTTGTGCAGGATACACTTAGAGGTCTAAAATTGCTACAAGAGCAATTCCATCATCGTTGTGTCAGTCACATCAGTTTGAAAAACGGCGTTCATAAGGTCAATGGATCACTAATCGTCGCTGAGATGGGGGTGACCCGTGACCTTTAGT